GTAGCTCTTTGACTAACAATTTGTGATCCGTTAATTATTAAATTACGATTACTTAGGTTATTAGTAATATTGGCAGTGCAAGTCCCAGAGCTATTATCAATAGTAATGGCAGCAGCACTAGCACTGACCCCTTTGATACTGTTGACTTTGATTTCAGACATTAATCAGCCTCCTCTATGGTGTTAGTTTTTGCCCATTCCAAATAATCATAATAGTCTGAGTTTGTTGGGTCTACTGGTATCCATTTATATGGAATTTCATTGCCATCTTTGTCTTTGTATTGAAGGATTATATCTTCATCAATAGTGTCTTTACCCATTTTTTTTACTTTTTTATACATAGTTAAAACTCCGCATTTAGTACATATTGGCATGAGGCGTGTTGTCCTGAGCCTTCATTATTACCTAGAAACATAAGACCAGCACCAGATTGTCCTATATCAGTTGTTCCAGCGTTTATATTGCTGCCAGTATCTTGGTTTCTCCATTTATTAGCAGTTCCATCCGTACTATATATTGAAACTGAAGGATTAGTCCTCATATAGCAAGGATTGGGAGTTTTTATTCTAATAAAAGCACCACTAAAGGCCATAACATGAATAGCACCTGTGGTCGTATTCGCACCAGCATATGTCCCATAATTGTAAGAATGAGTGTAATATCTTTGAGATCTTCCTAATTCATCACCAAAACTTCTATGTTCAAAGTCTGTACTTTCAGAACCTAGCTCTAATTGAAACCCTGTAAGATATGATGTTCTATCCATACCTCCTAGTTCCAGTGCAGCTATAACATTAGTACCACCTACTGCTGGAATTGTAAAAGTCTTTGTGAATCGTTGCCAGCTAGTAGTTAATGTAGGGTTACTGTCTGTTGTTGTAAAAGCAACCTGATTTGAACTGCTAAATTTACTATCTCTAAATCTAATATCACAGCTAATACCTTCCGTTCCAGAATCTACTTTGCCATAAAAACTTACAGTAACAGTATTACCAGCAACCATAGGTTGAGAACTTCCTGTCGTACATAATTCTATAGGTTGTCCAAAAGATAAAGTATTGTTATTGAAAGTTAGCTTTGCAGAATATTTAAACCCTGCTGGTGCATCAGTGCTTCTAGCATAAGTTAAACCACTTCCAGCAGCCCAAAATCTGTCAGCACAGTAACCTCCATCTGTAGTTGTTGAAACTTGTCTTTGCCAAACAAGCATAGCTCCATTAATTAACAAATTTCTGTTACTAAATGCACTACCGTTTACACCACTTACAGCTTGCAAACTATTGCTTGAATCTTTGGTTGTTAATACCCCGTCAGCATCAGTGCTAGGTAGTGTAATTGTTCTATCTGCTGTAGGATTTGTAGCTGGTGCAGATATTATTACACCGTTACCAGAAGCGTGTTTTAGTTTAATTGATCCTGACAAAATTAAGCAGCCTCCAATGCAGCGACTTTTGTTTCTAATGTTTCTACTTTAGCTGATAATTCTTGGATAGCCTTTATACATAAAGAAACCATATTTCCATATTTCAAAGCATCTGGTTGGTTATCGCTGTCGTAATCTACAAATTCAGTGAGTCCAGCATCATGTACTTCTTCAGCAATTAAACCACCAAAAATAGTATCTCCATCATTGTTACCTTTATATGTAACTGATCTGAGTTTATTCAAATCTGCTAAACCATGTGTCGCATCTGTAATAGTATTTTTATAACGCTTTGAAGATGTATCTCTTTGCAATAGCCCATCAGATTGAACTCTTACGTTTGCACCTCCGCTAGTGGTGTTATCATGTATTCTTTGACATCTTAAATCACCAGAGGAGTCTATAGACATGCGTTCTGTCAAAGCTGTACTATCATCAACTGGTGCTGAAACTCTGAATTTTAAAGAATTATCACCAACAATTTCAGCCGAAGAGCTATTACTGCTTCTATCTTTAAATCTTATTGCTGGTCTAAAGGATTCAATTTTTACCTCAGGTAAATCGTTGGCATTTGAACTGTCATAAATATGAAGTTGATTAGTTGGACTTGTAACTCCGATACCTAAATTTCCAGACGAATTTAGAACCATTCGTTGAGAGCCGTCTGTAACAAATTCAAGATTATTATTGTCTAACTCATATTCAATAGCACCTTTAAAACTATTGCTGCTTGTTCCAAATCTAAGCTGACAATCATTAGATGAGTTGCCAACAAATTGTATTTCACAATTGGCATTATTTTCTAAATATAAAGCTGATGATCTACTTGGAGCGTTACTTACTGCTGATTGCTGAACATGAAAAATAGTTGTTGGATTTACTACCCCTATGCCCAAACTTGATCCATTTAAAGTTACCTTACTTGAACCTCCTGTCGAAAAATCTATCTGATTGCTACCGTAAACAATACCTGTATCAGTATCACTTCCAGTGATCGAAGGGTTTGCTGCTGTGTTTGTTCCGTTAATTTTAATTGGCATTATGGAATTGTTACAACTGAAGGACTATTTATTGTCAGTGTAGCACCACTAGCAATAGTGAGAGGGCCAGCAACTAAAGCGTTATGGTTTGATGAAATTGTGTATGAACTATTCATTTCATTCTCGCTCTCGTGAAATATCTGTTCTCCACCTCCACCTGTAGCACCACCTCCACCAACAGCAGTAAAAGCAGAACCGTCATAAATTTCAGCAGCACTTGTTGTGCTATTAAATCTAATTTGTCCAGTATTAGGTGAAGCTGGCCTTTGAGCAGTTGTACCAACAGGGAGTGTTAAAGCAGAAGTATAATTATGAACTACAGCACCAGTAAATGTACCACCAGCTAGAGGTATTTTTGTTGCGTC